CTTGCCGTTTATCTTGACGGTCTGGCTGCCCGTCTTGATCGTCCCTTTATTTGCGGGCGGCTTCTGAAAAGCGGTTCCGGGCGCTGTCGGCGTGTGGGGCGGTTTGTTGTCTGCCGTGCTGCCGACCGTTGCCGCCGACTTGCCCATAACTTTCACGTCGCTGCTAAGCTCTCCGTTGATGATCCCACTAAAAGGATGAGGCAACGGAGTCGGCACAGGCTGGCCGGGAGGGGATGGGACCATCACGATGTGCGTGTCGATGGCCTTGACCTGGTCGCCCTGTTTTGCTGCCGGTTGTCCCATAGACTTACCCGTTCAATTGAGATTGATGGTCGCGCCTTTGAGCTTTAAGTCCGCGCCCGCCTCGACTTTCATTCCGGCCTTCGCCTTAATCTCTATCTCGTTTGCTTCAAGTATCAGCTTCCCTGTGGTCGAGCTGACCCTGATCTCGTTCTTTGACGTATCAATCTCGATCCGGTTCTTCTCCTCTGAATCGACTATCGTGATCTTCTCTTTGCCGCTCGTGTCGTCCAGAGTGATCTGATGGCCGCCCTTCGTGCGGATTACCTTTTCGTCCTTGTCATCTGCCCTGCTCGTCGGCGGCTTGTCCTGCCCGTTATAAAGCCCTCCGAGAATGATCGGCAGCCGCATATCGCCCTGAATGAATGCGACCAGAACTTCGTCACCCGGCTCAGGTATAAAGACAGACCCATAGCCGTTGCCCGCATACGCCTGGCGCACGCGGCACCACTCGCTCACCATCTGCTCATCGAACCAGGGAAAGCGCACCTTGACTCTGGCCTCCTTCGCAGGGTCATTGACATCTGTAACAATTGCCTCATAGACGCCGTAATAACGCTTGTCCGTCGTGCGAGAGCGAGCTTGTACACTCATTGGGTTGTCCCTCCGGCCCGTTTTCGCGTCCCGCCGTCAGCAGTAGAGCGCACTTCGAACTGTGTCTGGTAACCCGAGCCGCCAATGCTGTGAGTGACTTTCTTTACGTAATACTGTAGTGGCTTTTCGCGCGTGCCGCTGAAGCGCTGCCCGAGGCCGCGAAGCTCTACCAGATCGCCCGGTCGCATGTCCGGTAATCCGATCACCTGGCCGTTGCCCGTGAGAAACTGATAAGCACGCTCGCGCAACAGGCTGATGGCAAGGTCGCGCGCCTCCTGGGCGCTGGTCACCGGAACATCAACTATCTGATCGTTACGTTTCGGCAGATCCTTCTCGGCTGCTTTGGCCCCGGTCGTCCCATTGCCCGATTGCGGCAGGTCGCTCGGCTTGGCGGTGTAGCTTATGGCCTTTTTAGTGGCCGGGTCCCACCCGCGCACGGTCACATTGCCGACCTGATTGTTGAGCGTTAGCTGTGAGCTGTAATTGATTAGATTCTTACCCCACTCGAAGATAAAGCTATTCGACTGGCGGGCGTCGCGGTTGTCGGTCGGGCTGACAAAATAGAGCTTGTCTATGCCGGTGCGCTTATCAACGCGCGTGTAGAAATCGAAGTCTATCCTTTTCGCGCGCTCCATCAGAAAGGTTAGATCATCCTGATTCTTCTGTACTACGAGGGCGTGCTTTTCACCCTCCCTGGTCACGCGCGATTCAAGCCCATTGCGCTGCGCTATGATCTCGGCGATTTCCCAGTCGGCCTTGTTCACGAATTTCTTTATGTCTCCCGGCTCCGCTTTGCGGTCGCGCATCTTGATACGTTTCTCGACGCCGGATACGCCCATTGTCGGCGGGCCTGATTCGGGGAATCGCGGTGATAGGGTCTGAATGATGCCGACTACCATATAGAGGAGCTCGTCGGCGTATCCCATTTGAATATGCACCAGCTTGCCGATGTCGAACGTCGTCGTGTCGCTGTATTTGAAATCGAAGCTCTTGTCGTCCCAGTTGTTGACCGTGAAATCGAAGTGAGTCAGCTCGTCAATGTCCATCGTCACCTTCAAATCGAGTATGTCGCCGTGAGTCGTCACATCAAGCTCCTGGCCTTCGACCATCACCTTGAAGTTCGGCGCGTAGTAATCGGTCGAGGGCAGACCGGAAGAGACGTTTGAGTTTTCGACCAGGCCATTACTCATTCGGAACCTCCCGCTTCAGCGCAATCTGGGCAGCGTCAGCACAAGGCCCGGCGCAAGCCTGCGCGGATCTATGATGTCATTGGCCCTGGCGATTGCGCGCCACGCGCTCGGGTCGCGATAGACGGCGGCTGCGATGCTTGAGAGCGTTTCGCCCCTGGTGACGACCCAGGTCTTTTCAAGGTCGGGCGAAGTCTTGGGCCTTTCCTTCACCTGTATCTCTACGGGGCGGTACTCTTTCATCGTCAGGTTTAGCTTCGCGCGCAGCGGCTTGCCTTCGGGCGTAAAGAGCGTGTATGTGACGCTGAGGCTATCGACAACGCCTCTAAATTCATTCGTGCTCCAGACGAAATTGACTATGGGCGGCGCGTGCGACTCGCTCCTGATGTTGAGCAGGCCGCGCAGCTTGTTGACATATTTTACGCGCACGTCTTCGAGCGTGTCTGACGTATCGGCCAGCAGCTCGATGCTCAGCTTTTCACTGTTGCCGCGCACGAACTGAATCGGCGGAGTCTCCAGTCCGGGGATGGCTATTTCCGCGAAGTTATTCGCCTTCTGAAGCTGGTACTCGGTCGGGTTGAAGCGAAATTCGATTGTGCGGTCCTTCGGGTCAACTGCGGGCGATTCGATTATGAGCCTGGCGCGTTGCGACCCCTGGCCGAGACTGGTTATCGGAGTGCTCATCGTTAATACTCCTCCGGGCGGTCGCCCACTGCTCGCTCGGACTCCGACCTGCGCTCGCGCGCTCGCGCCTCTTCCTGTTTGCGGTTCCACTTGTTTGCGTACTTCTCAAAGAGCCGCGCGAAGTTCTCTTCATCGCCGCTGCCCTCTACATCGAATCTAACATCGAGGTTGTTTATCGTTACCATGCTCTTAGCTCCAAGCCCGTTTGTAGCCGCTCGCGGGGTGGCCCGCTAGAGCGACGCGACCGTTACCTGGCGCACGCCGTGATGCGCTATCTCGACGCTCTCGATAGCCACTCCGTTCTGCATAGCGTTGAACTCAGGGCCGGTCCATTTGGCCGCAATCCCGCCGCGAAATTCCCACGCCGCCAGCGGGATTCCAGGTGGCGACAGTAAGATCACGCTGCCGTCGCGGCGAGCGCCGAGCGACTGCGTCAACCCCGCCTCATACCATTCCCACAGCCCTCTGCCGACTGTCAGACCTCGCCGCAGCGTGATCCGAGCCCACGAATGGCGCACCGGAAGTTGATGCACGTAATCATTGACGCCGCCCTCTGGGTACGCAGTCACTTCGAGGTCTGCGCCCAGCCCTTTGACCTCCTGAAATTGCGCGATAGCCATCATCTTGACGATCAAGGCTTGCTGTGGCGGCAGGTAGGCGTCTCCCGGATTGAGCGTCACTATAAAGCGATATGAAGTGAGCGGGTCTGTCAGCAGACCGAGCGGATTTGGAGTGCTCACGATTCAAACACCTCCAACCGCCCCTCGCCGCTGAGCGCAATTCGCAGCAGGATAAATTCCATAGGCGTCGCTGGCGCTACCTCTATCTCGCAATTGAGCCGTCCGAGGCCTACTTCTTCCGGCGTGTTGAGCGTCTCATCGCAACGCACGCGAAAAGCCTCTTCCGGTCTCTCGCCTTTCAACGCGCCCGCGCGCCAGGCTTCGACGAGCACGGTCGTGATAGAGCGCGCGAGTGTCAACCACAGCTCAGGCCCGTTAGTGTCGAAGACAAGCGGCTCTGCAACTCTGCGTATGGCGCGAACGAGCCGGTGAATCAACCGCCGGTGCGCAATGAAGCGATGGTCGAAGCTCAGAGTGCGCCCGCCCCAAACCTGTAACCAGTCGCCTGCAAAACAGCGCAGCAGGTTTATCCCGGCAGCGTTGAAGCGCCCTTGCTCTGAAGGCTCGAATCGCTGAGTTATATCGACGGCTTCAAAGACCGGAGAATTTGCCGGTGTGTGATGTGCGCCACGCTGGCGGTCGAGGCGGCTGATGACCCCCGCAACGTGGCCTGATGGCGGGACATTGCGCAGAGGCCGCCTTATTCCGCCGAGCGGGTCAGGCACGCTCAGGCGCGGGTGATAAACAGCGGCGGCGCGTATCGACCTGTCATCGGTGGCTGTGCGCAGTTGCTCTACCCACTGCAACGTCTTGCTCACCTCTTTGATGGGTAGACCTTTGTTCTCCGTGTCTTCCTCATCCGTCGGCACATCGACGAGAACAAGGCGATCACGAAGCTGCCCGGCTTGCTCGATCATCGCAAGCAGGATCTCTGTCTGCTCTGCCCCATCTGTTATGTCATCGTAGAGGCCGGGGGCCGCGACCAGCGCGACCTCGTTTTCGTCGCTCACCTTCTGGATGGCCGCAAGATAGTCTTGTATGCTGGTCGTCTGACCCGATGTTGAGTCCCGACCCTCTACAAGTGTGAACTCCCAACTAATCGCGTGTGGCCCAGGAATGCGCAGGCAACTGCTCCCGGCTTCTCCTTGCGGAGAGAGACGAATCAGTTGAGAGCGCGCAGCTACCTCTTCGACAATCGTGGCAGGCGAAAGCCCTGTGAAGTGCTCGCTCGGCTCATCCGGCGCGATCACTGCAAGATCGACAACGGGCGATCCTGACGATCCCCGCAGGCGATATTGAATCTTGACTATAGTATTGTTGGCCCAGGCTCCGGGGCTGCTGGCCTCTATGCGATAGCTCGCGCGCTCGAATGACTGGGGCGAATCCGCCGTCCATCGTCCTTCACTATCCAGCTCTCCGACCTTCCAATCTATCGAGGCGCACATCGCAGACGGATGAGATAAACGGATGACGTGCGCGACCTCGCCCTCGTTTTCGAAATACCCGCGAATCGCGTAAGTCATGACGGCGTCAGCAGCCAATCCGCCGAACACGCGAAGGTACGCACGCATGCCTTCGACGCGAATCAACTCTCCGACCGGGCCGCGCCTGGTGCGCCCGATGAAACCGGCGACATCTGAACGCAGCGGCGACGGTTTCACCACAGGCGGAGCGCCTGTGAAATAGAGTCCGGGAGCGGTAGTAACAGATTTCATCCGGCCTGCCCGTCAATTGATAGACCTTCGTGACAGATTTCGACGGTCTCCATTGCGATCTCGTTGTTCTTTGAGTTCAACCCCGGCCCGGTGAACTTACAGGGCCAGGCTCTCTTGAAGTTCCAGCGCATGACCTCCTGCCGACTCTCGTTGAGCAGGATGATCGAGCCTTCCGTGCGCAAGATGGTGCCGTTCATCCCCTGGACGATCCAGTTCCAGAAGGCCAGGTCACCCGTCACCCCGCGCTTGAGCGTGATGTTGGTGAATTTCTTAAGGCCGGGAAGCTTGCGGACGGTGATGTCTTCGCTGCCGTTGCGGTATTCAATTGGGTCCATCGAAACTTCTAGCCCGGACACTTCTGCGAATGAACCTTTGACGCTCTTGCCGTCATCGCTGATGCCGGTGACGACAACCTCAAAGTTATAACCAGCGTATGGGTCTTCTCTGAATACAGGCATAGTCTACCTCTTTGTTATGGCTCCATTGTTGCAATCGGGCTCTAGCTTAATTTGGTTTCGAGCGTCTTCTGCTGGATGCGGAAGATGACGAACTCAGCCGGTTTGACCGGCGCGATGCCAATGACGCAGATCAACCGCCCGTTATCTATGTCGTCCTGAGTCATGGTCGTGCGGTCGCATCGGACGAAGAACGCTTCATCCGGCTTCGTGCCTTGAAGCGCCCCGTTGCGCCATACGGTCGTAAGGAAATTGGCGACCGACGCGCGCACGCGCGCCCAGAGGGCTTCATCGTTCGGCTCGAAGACCACCCACTGCGTGCCTTCGTCAATCGACTCTTCGACGAAGATGAAGAGTCGCCGGACGTTGATGTATTTCCATGAGCTATCTGAAGTGACGACGCGCGCGCCCCACACGCGATTGCCGCGACCTGGGAAGAAACGCAGCACGTTGATGTTTCGCGGGTTGAGCATGTCCTGCTCGCGCTTGACTATATCGTCTGCGATCTTCGTAATGCCGCGAATGACTTCATTGGCGGGAGCTTTATGCACGCCGCGCTCGACATCTACGCGAGCGTATACGCCTGCAATGTGAGCCGATGGCGCGACCCTGACGTCGCGTTTGGCGAGCGTGTCTCGCACAACGATCCAGGGGTAATAGAGCGCCGCATACTTGGTGTCAAAGATTTCGCGGAAAGTCCGTATCCCTTCAATGTCGAGGTTGTCGCCGGGGTCGAGGATGGCGAAGCGATCTTTGAGGGTTTCGCAATGCTGAATGAGCGAATTTTGAACCGTGCGCGACCAGATCCCCGGAACGACGCAGATGCTAATTTCGTCGATATCCTCTAATGCCTGGATGCCCGTGCGCAGCCCGCTGCCGCCGTCTATGCCGACAAAGTCGTCCGGTGTGAGCGCCGCATAATTGTCATTCCCACCCGCGAGTTGTAACCATCGCCCGTCGGGCGCGATTGGCAGCTTGTCGGGGTCGGCGGGCAGATCGACATTGCCATCATTGAGTTCGATGAGGCTCGATGTGGCGTTCACCTGGGTCACTATGTAATTTGGGTCCGTCGTTCGCCCGACCAGGCGCAGGTTTGAAAACGTTTCTTCGGCTGCCACGCTATTGTTAGGCCTGTATTGAACGTTGATCTCCATTTCGATCACGCGGATCTTATGCCCTTCGTAATAGTCATTTGCGAGATCGCCGGACAATTTCACAACGTCACCGGTAACGCTCACGACCCTCAACACTTCCTTGCTCCGCTGGTTGTCGAACTCGAGCACGGCGTTCTTGTAGAGCGAAGACGCGCCCCAGGCACGCACTTCATCAACCGCAGCGGCGTGATCGTGAGCGCGGCGCAAGCGTTGGGCCAGTGTCCCCGTCGGCCACGATGTGCCTGGCGGGAAGTTGACTATGTCGAATGTATTGGCGCCAATGTTGACATTTGTAATCTCGTACTCGCTGCCGTCAATCATTACGTGATCGTGATCGGCAAAGCCCGTGAGTGCGGGCGGCTGTGGAGCAGGCGCAGCGGTCACTGTAACGACTCCGGCAGGCGTCACCGACGCGACCGTTGCGCGGGCGGCGGCCCCGCCGTGCACGGGGTCGAAAAGAAGGGCGAGGCTTGCACCGGCTACGGGTCGAGACCTGACGTAGATATCGTCGCCCCATGTGCCGCGCGCCTTGGCTTTAACTTTCAGAGCCACATCCGGGGCGGCGACGGGCGCGGGTGGGTGAATGACTATGACATCGCCACGCGCTGCTCGGATGTCAGTGTTGGCGGGCAAGGGGCCGTCCAGCGTGATCTTGCGCGACACGGGGTTATAGCCTGCAACTCGAAAATTGCCGCCGACCTGCTGACCGGTTTCGCCATTTCGCAGCGTGACCTGCGTTCCCGCGCCTACGCCTCCCGGTCCTGCGGCGGCGAGGTCAAATAGATGGCGCACCTTGAGAGAGACAGGGTTTCCGTTGGCGGTCGCATCGCTCTCAATTTCAGAAACGAGACCTCTGCTAAAGGAGCCATTGGATGCCACTGCGGAATTCGAGCTGGTCTGAGCATTAACCGGAAGGCCCCCGCCTGCGAAGACACGCTTGACGTAAAGGCGTTGGCCGCCATTGTCGAAGAAACCTTTGACCGCCAGCGGGAATTGCCACCAGCGCCCGCCTTCCGTCGCATTAGCGTCCCAACTGTTGACGAGTTCAGGGGGGGGATCAGGCAACAACCCTCCGAATTTGCGAGCGAAATCGGCATAGCTAGTAACCAACTCCGGCTTACCGGAAGTTGGCCCGAGAGCGGTGACGCCAACAGCACCGGCAGTGCTAGTGCTCACGCCTTCAATCGGCTTCGGTCCTG